TCATTATAAAACTGTTTAAAATCGATTTCGAGTGATGAACCATCCTCTTTCTGTAATGTACAAACTGCAGTCGATGTAACCATCTTTAACGGGGTCGGGTTGAATTCGTTTTCCATAATACGTGGAATAAGTCCAGACGTAGATGACATTGTCGAACGAAGTGAGTAAGTCGATTTGACATCGTGGTATAGGTCGTCGTGAATCACTGTGTGTTTGTGTTCTTCGTGTTCTCGGTCTTCTCTTTCATCGAGATGTCCTGATTCCGTTTCCTGAGTCGGCATCGTTTCTAAATCGGTATACTCATCGATATCGTCGATAATATCATCATACACACGGGACGGATTCATCTGTTTCTGTTCTTCGATTTTGTGGTAAAGGTTCATCATATCCTCCTTGTTGTCGATATGTTCTGCAATCCATTCCATTGCAATTGTAGATAAACCGTTTAACCATGCGGATGTCACCTCGTCGAGTTCGAGTTTTTGTAATTGCGATAGTATCCAGCGTCGTTGCTGGTTCTGTAATTCGTCCCATAAGTCCTCTTTGAGTTCGCGGAGAAATGGGTTATTCGGTATTTGAATGATATAGCGCTGGATATTCTTCCAGTGATAATCGGATGCTGTGTTCATTTTCGTATTTCTTTAGATTACTGTATTCAGAATGAGTTATTTTCCAATCATTATGAATCAAGTTTCTTTAGATAGGATTTCCGAATTATTGCACATAACGATATGCGATATGCTTCATATTTCCTATGGAAGGACGTTCAATACGAACGACGGAACCTTTACGAAAGTGGTAAAATCGTGAAACTGCATCAGATACTAATAAGGTCGGCAATTGATTAAAGTGGTTTAACATGAGTTCCTTCTTGAGCTTCGGACATTCACTCTTTGGGACTAATTGATGAGTAGGAACGAGTGTATGTTTGGTGATATCGAACATCAGGCGCTTATAATAAAACACACGGACATTATACTTGTCACTCTTTTCGACATCATATAAAATACTATCTGCGTCCATGTTTTCACGAAATACAACCACGTCAATGTCATCGTGTTCTGGAAGAAGGTCATATATCCGTGTGATTTGTGCCAATTTCTTTTCGAGCGTCTGTGGCGTTTCACTAGGATTCATCGTAAAATGGACGTATGTCTTTCGTTCTTTACCGGATTCCGATGGTTGGATTGCGACGATATCACAGGAATATGCACCTTCGAGTTCTTTACTATTGACCGATTCGACGAATAACTTGAATTGACGTCGTAAAAAGTCCATATCCACATTGCGGTTCAACTGATTCGATGGAATACCGCGTTTTTCCAACATATCAAGGACGACATCACGAACGGTCACGAATTCGGACCAGTAATTATTTTCTGTTTGACCGACTAATACCATTTTATATACTATCTATGTAATTGAGAATTCATAGTATATATTGCTAAAAAATCCATCGTCATTTAATTCGTAACAAGTATTGTACTCTCCGCAACCATCGTCTTCCATATACCATACGTACAAAGGATATTACCGGCAAGTGTGAATAGATGGAATAATGTATGACTATTGGATATCTTGTCGAATCTTCCGTCCGACCATACTCGTTCGGGGAACTTCATGACATAAAATGCAATACCGATTAAAAAGAGGAAGGCAGATCCAAGGAAATAGCGCAATTCCATCAAAAAGTAGATGTCGTTTATCAACAAGACGGATATACGATTCACCATCGGAATGAGGATAATCGCGCCATATAATCCGAACCCGATGCCCCTCCATTTCTGTTGATGCGGACGGACACATCCGTGCATGAGAACAAAGGTAATTAGAAATACGAGCGAGAACCCCGCAATGATTGCGGAATACATGATTTGGAACCACTTTTCCGTGTAATAGGCAAAATAGATGAACGATAGGAACATACACGTCATATTGAGGAAAATTCCGATATAGTCGGCGCGTTGTAACCAATGACAGACCGGTTCCGATATAGGAAAAAAAGTATGCATCATGAAACTCCAGAAATAACAGGTAACGGACGAGAAGAGTAGGAGATAATACGCAAGTGCTTGTGTCGTATAAGTGCTGATGACATTTCGTGTATCCGCGTCGGCAAATGAATAGATTAATAATGCGGAATATCCAATCGTCGCGAGTAGATGCGTCCATATATTAAGTGATTCATTGTGCCATTGAAAGATACTTTTGATATAGAACATTGGACGTTTATAGCATTCACGGTATCCGGTCTTGATATAGTGGTTGTCCTTGGCCCATTCGGGAACGACAATCATACTTGAAAATTCCCGATTGTATAGGTGTCCGTTGTCGAAATCATAGTAGATTCTATCGTGATTGTAATTAGGCGCTTCGATGGGATTTCCTGGTAGAAAAATAATTTGGTGTGCGGTGATGTCCGGCATCGGCGAAAATGCTTCGTCGAGTTTTCGCAATGTAGGATGGTATGTAGTTGCCATATTGTTTGACATAGGTCGTATGATTCAAATATGTGTCACACTTGTTTAGTCCGAAATTAACCTATCGTAAAAATTAAAACGCCGTTCATAATATACCACGATATACTAACGATATTTACAATACATGCCAACACCATCACTCGCATCTGTATTCCAGAATCCGTTTTTCTATTTCGATGCAATTGGTGAGTCCATCGTCAGTATCTACCCTTTCATTGTCAAATTGTCGTCGCTCGATATACCATTGCAAACGATGTTGCGCCTCGTCACCTATGCCATTATATCACTCATATTCTCGAACTGGAGTATCCTCGCATCTGTCCCATTCCTCAATCTCTTTGCGATTGCACTCATCAATATCGCACATATCACGACATCCTATTACGGTTTCCATTATTTACACCCCTCATTAGCACAATCCATTTTTTATATCTTTCCATTTCTAAATCTTCTATTAAATTTCATATTCCTCGGCGAATCCATCGCATCTCAAAAGTTCATCATGTTACTACCAATCCTTGCAACAGTCTATTACATTTATAAACAAAATGAAAAGAACGGGAACGAGAACGGGCAATCTGGTCTACATAAGGACCTACCTAACAATCCGCCACAGGATGTTCGCAAAGGCATTCCATTTATCATCGGCGCGATGGTCACAGAAAGTCTCCTTTACCTGTTCATACGTATGTCGGATATTGGTGTGAATCCATGGAACAATGTTCTTGTCACCTATGGACTTGCCGGTATTCTCTATGCATTCTACTGGTTTTACAATTACAGTCATACCGTTATCGGACATTGGGAAGAAAATCGCGACGAGATATTAAAACTCGTATTGGCAAATGTGATTATCGGGTCATTCGGATACGGCCTTCGATTCGCATCTATCAAACAGTTACCACCAGTTGTCTATAGTGGATTGAGTTATCTCGGTATATTCATGGCAGTCGTGTATGGTCTGATATTTAAACTGGAAACAATGAGTGAAACAAAGATTGGTGGTCTTATTGCACTCTTTGTATGGTTGATTATTTTCCAAATTATATAATTCGTTGATGTGGCACGTCAATTATAATTCTTCCTTTTTACTTAACGATGACGATGACGGGACAAACGGAACGGAACATAGGATACATTTCGGATACCAACAGGGTAAGAAACAATCACGGAATTCGGTTGAACTTTCATCCGGTTCGAAATCGCGGAACCATCCTTTCAATGGTAGACTATCAATACCTGCCATCGATAATTGTCCGCGATAACTCATCCAATATGGAATTTCGGTTCCATTTCCGCCGTCGACGCGGATGACCCGTTCTGGCATCCAATGACGACCATTATTCATCTTATCGTTTGCAAATCCAAAGATACGGAAATGTGTTCCGCGGTGAGGATAGAAACCGTGCGACGACTTTGCGACATAGACCACTGGATGTCCGTTTTCCATTTCGACTTCGTCTGCGGATTTCCATAAACCTTCCGAGTGATACGAGTAATATACACCAATAAGTTTTCCCGTTTTCTTGCAAATGCGAACCGACACATGTTCTAAATCGCTGTCATGGTGTCCGTATTTTAGTCCTAACATACTGAACGGACCGCTATAAGTAAAATAGACAACATAGAGGATTTCATAGATATCGTCGCGTTCTTTCACTTTGACATATACTGGAACATTATTGAGGTTCTCGCGTTCGCCGTAAATCGCGTCTGGATGTATTTGTATACGATGACCGGCGTTCTTACGTAACATCTCTTCCGTTATATTTCCATAGTCGGCAATCATCGTATTTCCATTATATAATTGTGCGTGTTTGAAACCGTATTCCATCGATGCCGGCATATATTTTTCATCGGTATGGAAGACAAAAAGAGGAAGGAATGATAGTATCAATAATGGGATGTCGATACTGGTACCAACTGCGGTAGTTGATGCCATCGATTGGTAAATTGGAGCAGTTAAATCCATGGATGATAATCCGTCGTATTCTTATTATCTATGGATTTTATTATTTTGTGTCGTTGTTTTTATCAAGTTGGGGTTTAACGATTTCATCGACGAGGCGCTGACCTACGGCAACGGATGCAACTTTTTCTTCGACTTCGCCACGGCGAACTTTATCGGATAAGCGTATCATATATTCGAGGCGTTCTTGGTCGTAATTGTTACTACAAATGATAGGAATCATCGATGAAAACTTCTTACATACGTCATTATAGCGTGGATGTGATTCTAAATAGAGAGTAATTGATGGGACGTCCGTATATTGACCGGATAGATACAATTGACGTATTTCGCGTGTGACGCGGATAAGGTTATCTACAGAGGACATTGTCGGTTGATGATGGTGGTGAATAATTCTATTATCATTTGAGTAGGTAATATTCTTTAATTATAAACGCTAATAAAATATCCCGATATAGTAAAACCATGTCATCCGATTCAATTCACTCAAAGTCCCCTGCTGACAATCTTTCACAAACGATTTCATCTGAAACAGAACAAATGTTACGTCTATTAGAAATCACAGAAGGTCGCGCAAAGGCAATGAAAAAGAAAGAAGACGAAAGTAAAGAAGGTTTCGTTCCGCATCCAATGGTCGATGAAGCAAAATACCACAATGGTCGAACTATCTTCATTCCGCGCCAACCAAAAGACGGTTCCGTTCCGCCACATAGTTACAATCTCGGATGGGCAACAGGTGCTCCATGCTCGGGACCACATTGCGGTGTTCCTGTCACTCCTACGATGGACGGTATGCGCTCTGCTATGAAACAATCCTATATGCATCCACAAGGTGCATCTGCACAATTTCCAGTAGGTTATCGTCCGGGAAATAGTTCAGACTTTGTCACGGAATATACGATGTATACAACCGGAACGCAAATGAATCCGGGACCATTCATTATTAAGACAGGTGACATGTAAGAGGATAGGTAAGAGGATAGGTAAGTACATAGCAATCAACAAACGATTTTTGATTGAGATGGTAAGTTGGTAAGTTATTACGAGGAGGTAGTAGATGTCGTCGCATTCGCCACATTCGTCTCATTTGTCTCGTTGGTATCGACATAATTCTCGCGTATGATTGATGAAATGGAGTTCGAACGCGAAATCTTCATCAGAGAGGTGCTCGATAATTCACGTTCGACTTCCTGTATTTTTTCTTCAGTCGATACACACTCGTGGAATCGCACAGATGTTCCTCGTGCATCCGGCGTTTCGACGGATTCGACGCAGACCGACGTCGGACTTCTCGGTGTATTTGCAGAATCTGGAATGAGTGACAGTTCAACTTGGCAAGGGGGTTGTGATGCACGGGTATCGGGTGCGGTGTTGGAATCATCGTCCTTACATACACATGTGGTCGAACACCATTCGATAAACCGTCGGTATAGAGATGCCATCGGAATGCCGACACGTTCGTGTAATAGTCGTTTAACGATATGATATCGGATGCGGATGGTCGTTAGTAATTGTTCTAATAATTTCGATGTATCCATTTTTTATTTTATAACAATGGTAATTATTATTTAAGATGTATATTTTTTTTGTTCTTTTATCCGCTCGAAATCATCCGTTGTTAATTCACAAATACGTTTATGAACGATTCCGTAGGATAACGGGGAATATTTTAACATCGCATATAATTTGGGATGTATCGTTTCTTGCAAATCATCCAATTCAATGCTGTCATGCCAACAGATAAATATCGGTGTTGGTTCTTTTATACCCGGTGCCGTTTTCATCTTTTGAAGAAAAACAAGTTTCATGATGTGTTCGTCGGTTAATGTCTGGAATATATAATCGCTTTGTTCGCGAATGACATCGGGTAATTCGGATATACGGTCCGCAGAATCAACGAGAAATAGATAAGGCATCCGTATGTCTATGTATTATCTATTTCTATCTATGCGGTGTCATCTTTATGCAATGAATGCAATTTGGTTACGATGACAACGATGACGGCAACTTACTTTTTCTGGATTTTTTCGCGTTCTTTTAAGATATCTTCATTGACGACATCGTAACGCGCATCTTCCGTCATTTGTACTTCGACGCTTTTTAGACCACCCATCATCTTTTGTAATTCCGGAGATGTTTGATGAGGGGTCTTAACTTCGATTGCATCCTTTAATTGCGAGAATGCTTCTGGTATATCAGTCGCAAAGATGATATTGCGTAAATAATGAGGAAATACGATTTCTTCGACGAATTTCCAAATTGACATCAGAGAACTTCCAGCAGGATATTCCTGTGGAATGTCCATTGCATTCCATGCGTTCCATATTAACCATACAATAATTACGACTCCGACGGTATATCCAACATAGTCCCAGTTCATCTTTATAATTTACTGTGTAAGTATAATAGTATTCTACATTACATAGCGAATTTATTTCATGGAGGTGCGTCTTGATTTCTTCGAACGACTACGGATGAGACCTTTGGATATATTACTATAACGTTTCGTGTATTTTGGAGCACTTTTGCGACGGTTACGACGAGAACTACGACGACGACCTCCCCCGACCATAGCGGATAATATATTGGATGCATTCATACGTTCAGCATTTTGTGAATCTAAATAAGGAGTTGCGGTGTTTAATGCACTATAACTACCGGAATCACGACCATAATATTCAGAAGAGTGCATCACGCGACCGCCTGATTGTTTTAATGAAGATGCCGATGCGCATCCGCAATCGCCACCGCGAACAACACGTTTATTACATGACTTGCATTGTTTGCATTTACGACTTTGACAACGCGACTTATTACGTGCGATTGAACTCATTGACATTCTGCCTGTTATACTATAGCACTCGATTTTATTTACTATTGTCATAGATTGCGTCTGAACAACCATGTATCCATTTTCCAAATCGATTCGATTGTCCCAGCGGTACATACATCATACGATATAAATTTTCCAAACGCGCATAGACATTTAATTGAATCTCAGCATCGATATGGCGTATATTCACATCCACTGGAGTGTGCCTATCACTGGATTGTTCAGTTATCGATGACGACGAATGCGCAACTGCGGAACCCCGTTTTTCTCTCCAATTCAACATAGTGGTGTGACTTGTTTAAATATGATATAAAAAGCATTCGCTTCATTTATATAGTGATATACTACTACGAACACACCGTCGAATCCATCTGCGAACACGATGATTACGAATTGGAAGCACATCGCACCCGAAGATATACAACTATATAAACCTGAATGCACTGGACCAAAACGATATATTCTTCGAAGCGAATATAAGAATGACGAATGTTTTATACAAGTCCCATTGTCGATGATATACCGTTGCGATATACACACCAAGTTGTCGATTGGATTCCCGAACGTATGCGACGTCCCTGATAAATTAGAATTCGTTAAAAAAATGGAAAAAATCGATAGGGAATTACAACGACGAACACAGCATATATGGAATGAACTACATCCTCCTCCGAAAGTCATACCGGTTAAAAAGAAAGTTCTTAAAAAGACAACCGATGTCACCGAAACCGCATCCACACTACATGACCCGTCAATCAAATGGATGTCCTTTATTCGGTGGAATCCGGCACACAAGACCGCATATTGTTCCCTAACAGTTCAACAAGAAAAAACACGAAATGACCAAGGGAAGATTGTAACGCGACCCTATCTCGAAGTATTTGACCGTCGACGGCAACGTTTAACAATCGACGTCGTTGAACCCTACTCGTATGCGTATCACATTATACATATGGACCATATCTGGATTTTAACGGACGATGACGCACGAACCAATGTATCTGCAGGTGTTCAATGGTCGGTGATTCAAATGCGTATTTACCCCAGCATATTTCGTATGAATGACTGTTTTATAGAAGAAGACGGTCGAGACTTTCCGCAATCGCGAGACTGTAAAGACGACGGAATTGCATCGACCATTGCGAATGTAAATAAAGAAGACCATCCGACATTCGGCAAGTATGTGAAAATGAAACGAATTGGTATCCCAGACGTTGCAATACGTCTAAAGATAGTTCAAGATGGGTTGAATCCGGATGAATTTGATAAATGGTTCTGTATGTCTGCGTCGTCGATGACGATGTCGTCGATTCAATCTGCACCACCATCGAAACCTCTCAT